AACCATCTATATATGAGCCACCATCAGAAATTACGCAGTCATTAGCGTAGTTCCATAGAGGACTCATAATACAAAAATTATTAGTAGGTGTGTCAGTTGCTTGGTCGGCTGCTGTGATGTTTTGTAATAAAAAATCGTTGTTTTCACCACTTGAGTCATTACCTAAGTCGCTTGAATCAGAAAAGTCTAAATGAAATCCCTGTGTGCTATACGAGCCACCTGTGTATGCTTTAGGCTTCCATATACCACTATCTTCATCAAACTCACCAAAGTCTGTAGGTGCTAATGCTTGACCATCTACTTTATATACATCAGCTATATAACCTGCAAAATGTTTTACTTCATTTGACCTTCTACCTATATATGTTCCTGAAGTGCTGTTTACATTACCTTCTTCATTTTGAGACATATAAGTTTCTGTAGAAAATGAAGTTTCTTGAACTCCATTAATATAAAGTTTTGAACGATTTGATGCAGTTGATTGAGTAGAGTCATTAACCCAAACAACATGATACCAAGCTGAAGTATCTCTAAAAACTCTATTAGTTATTAAATAAAGATTATGGTTTTCAATTACAATTTTATCGTCAGTAAAAAATCTTATATTTCCATAAGTGCCTTGACTATACATAAAAGCACTTTCATAACTTAATTCAGTTCTTTTAACCCACATAGAAATAGTCCATGTTCGTCTATTTCCTGCTGTTAAACTACCTGTATATAACATTTCAGTATTATCAGGCTCAAGTTTTACAGAGTTATCAATATCATACCCAGTAGATATGCTTCCTCTATTTGCTGTACGCTGTAGCGTTTCCATATTAAGTTTGTGCTAGGTTTTGAACTCTACCAATTTCTTGCCAGACTGAGCCGTTGTATCTAAAGCTAAAGATGTCAGTCTTGTTGGCTGTTGCAGTTACAGTGGGTGCAGTACTGGAAGCAAATTCGAACACAGTATTAAAGGCTACTGTGTAAACTGATCCACCTTGTGCTATCTCTACAGAAATAATTGCACCTTCTACAGCGTTTGATGGTGCTGAGAAAGTCGTGTTCTCTGTGGTTGCATGATAGGCGTTGGCTGCTGCTTGTGCATCCCAAGCTACTGCATTAGAGCTTGAGGTAATTGCTACTTGTGTAATTTTTGCTGAAGTTGATGCTGTTGCTACTGTAAAGACTCCAGTTGATGCTGAGTTAGCACCAATGGGTGCGCCATCAATTGCACCACCATTAACATCAATAGTTGTAAAACTAGCTGAACCAGTTGAGGTTAAAGTACCACCAACTGTTAAAGTTTTACCAGAGCCAACATTAAGGCCCACACTTGTTCCGTTTCCTGCATCTGCAAAAAGACCATCTAAAGTATCGAGGTCGGTGTTTAATTTTCCGCCCCAGGTATCAGTAGATGCACCGACTTCGGGTTTTGTTAAGTTTAAATTCGTTGTAAATGTATCTGCCATATTATTATGCCGCTTGTTCTTTTGTTAATTGAGTCCAGGTCGTGTCAGGATTCTGTATCACTTCCCATTTTAGACCACCACTTGCTGAAAATCCACTTGTTTGTGTGAAGGTTGATGAACCTCTATCGATCTGTCTACCAATAGCTGTAAAGTCTGATGTCTCTGCACCAGTTGCGTGTGCTGCTATGGTGTATCGACCTGCACCATTCATGGATGAGGTTTGTGCAATGGTTGCAGATCCTCTATCGATTTGTTTACCCACAGCACTCATGCCAGAGGTTTGTGCTATGGTGCTTGAACCAAGATGGACTCTATGGCCCACACTGGTCATGCTACTGGTTTGTGCTAGGGTTGCAGATCCTCGATCTACTTGAGTACCAACCGCAGACATTCCAGATGTCTGAGCAATGGTTGCAACACCACGATCAAGCTGTCTGCCTATCGCAGATGCACCTGATGTCTGTGCTATTGTTGCGGATGCTTCCTGATACTGCGGAGTGCCATAAGCGGCAATTCCGTAGTTATATGAGCCATAGCCTACTGAGGCCATGGTATTAAGCTAATGTGATGTCTAAATCACCAGCATCAAATCTAAACACATCACCGCTTGTTACAACCTTAGATGTATCTAAGTTTGCATAGGCAAGTAAGTTGCCGCTAGTTAATGCATCTAAAATACCAACTGCAACTACAGTTCCGTAATCGGCTGTAGCTGTTGGGTATTCAACTGCTGCTGCGTTTGTCGCTGTTGTAGGGGATGTGCCTGAGACAGTAAAAGTAGAGGTTTGTCTTGCATAAGCTCCACCTGTTACTTCAGTACCACCGCCAGTATCGTCAGGTGCTACTGTATACAAAGCAACATAATGTGTTGTTGGTGCTGTATAAGCAGTACCGCCAAATACATGGTCAAGTACCTTGTCTTCTAAATAATCACTAAATCCAGCCATTTTTTATACTCCTAGTTATTACCAAAATAATAAATATCTTTACTGCGTTTTCCGTAAGTTCTTCTTCTTTGCATTAAAGAACCTTTAGAGAACTCAGCTTTTTCTTGCTCTAGTCTCATTTCTTCTAGAGCTTTCTCGAACTGTGCTGTAAATAATGGCACTCGTTCATCTTCCATTAAATAGATAGAAGCGTGTTTTAATGATCCATAAAGGTAAGCATCTGGATATCCTGTGGATAAAAAGTTACTCGTATTAGAATCGCTTAACGCATCTATCTTTCCGTAGTAGGTTAATTGTACTGTATAACTTCCGTCTGGGGTAGGTGCAAATTCAATTGAATCATCTACCAATGCAAAATAAATGGGTTGCCCTGTTACATTATCATTGGCTTTTCTATACACATCCATAGATTCTATGGATTGTTGAAACAATGGTGAGAAATCACCACTATCAATTTGTAAGTTTATAGCTTCTAACCAATCAGTTGGTACTGCAAGATATTGACCTGTAAGAGTTGCAGTAGCTCTTTTAATCATGCCTTTAACCCTTAATCTGCGGTTAAATTCTGCCTCTGTGCTATCAATAAATGAATCAATTACATCTGTTAAATCTGAACGATTTAAGTAACTTGCGATATTAGATTTTAATTCTGCGTATGTCATAGTTTACCTTGCCATGTTCTAAAAACTTTATTGTCTGATTTATTTAACCATTTTTTCCATTGCTTCATATCATTGGCCCATCCTTCTCGACACGCTCTTTGATATACAATCAATGGCACTTCTGCCACATGGCGAAGATCTTTACCTGGTTTATGTTCTGCAAGCATTTTGCAATGCTCTATTACAGGATTTAGGTCTTGAGTTGTGTGATAGATGTCTTTGTTATCTTCAGTAATAAACTCATTGGTAAAACCAGTCTTGTGATCTATAACAGTTCTTTTAGCCATGCAAGAATTTTAACACAAAAAAAAGGGATGCCGAAACATCCCTTTAAGGTTCTTAACCGAGAACTTAACTTACGTTAAGGTCAGCAACTAAACCATGAGCTGCTTCGTTGGATACTTCTAATCCATACTCAACAACGATCATTTTAGTGACTGCATCACCTATTGTTGCAATGTCAACTGTTTTGAAATCACGCAAGAAAGATACTTTCGCCATTTCAGGATCAACCAACAATAAAGATCTTTCTCTTGATCTGTTTGATGGAACTATTTTTAGCTCACCAAAGTCAGAAGAGTAGATAGATACTGATGCTTCTACAGTATTAGAGTCAACAAATTGTCTTGCTTGTGAACGACCTGTGAAACCAGAGATAACTTGTTTGTTATGTGGGCCACAAATTGCTATTGATGGCTCACCGCCATTTTCAAAGCAAGATTGTAAAACATTCTTCAAAAGAGCTTCAGTTAAATCTCTTTGAGTTCCGTCTGTTGGAGCTGTTCCACCGCCAGTAGGAGTTGATCCTGCTGCGTTGTCAACATTAGATTTCATCCAAGATTCAAAAGCACCAGTTTTACGAGCAGTTGTCGCATCACCAGTAGTTTTTCCATTCTTTTGACAAAGAGCTTCTTCCATATCTCTCTTAAGAGCTTTAGACATGATAGCTAGTTGGTGAGCCATTTCTGATCTCTTACCAGCAGGGTCTGAAGACTCTTGTGAGCCTGATACAGTTGCATCTCTTTTTGAAATCATCGCAACATTGCTAACACGAGTGGTTGCAACAGCAGCTGATCTTGAAAGTTCAAAACCTTCTAGTTCACCTGTTGAGACTGGACTCGCTAGAGCTTCTGTTTGCCAATCGAAGACAACATTATTAATATTTCTTTTTCCAATTGATGACATAAACGGAGTTTGCATTGGAGAGATGTTGTAAATGATATTACTTAAATCTTCTCTGTCTGAAGTCGCGCTGTATGTATCAAATGCGTTTGTTACTTTAGCCATTATATTTACCTATAAAATTATTTTAAAAATTGTTCAAAAACTTTAGCAGCATCCTGGACTTTTCCAGTTTTTGCTAAAACCTGTTTTGCTCTTTTCGCTGGTGCTACCGATTTCTTTCTGGTAGTTGTTCCAGGTCGGGCCACTCTTGCAGGTGCTTTTTGTGTTGGTTTCTTCTTCGTGGCTTCAACTGTTTTGGAGTTTAACCATGCGTTTCTTAAACCAAGTAAAGCACGATAGTCATAAATTGCATCCATTTCTTGAGGCAAATACCCCAAGACATTAATACCATAGTCGCGAATTGCTAGTTTCTCTTTTTGAGCAACCTCTGCATTTTTCCATTCTGGTATGATTTCAAGAATTTTTTGCTGACCTTCTTGCACTTGTTGTGCAATTTGCTCTTGCTGTTTTGCGTAGGCTTCTTGTTGAAGTCTTTGCTGTTCAGCCTCAGCAGCTTTTAGCTTTTCTTTCTTTTCATCCCAGAGTTGTTTTTCGCGTACAAATGCTATCGGATCATCATTGTATAAACTATCCCAATCTGGTTCGTTTACCAATTCGCCCTTTAATTGGGCTTCCATCTTCGGTAACAACTGTGCGTAAATCGCATCTCTTTGCTGAAGCTCTTGGGCTTGTTGCTCAATCGTTTTTCTTTGATTGGCAAGTTCCTGTGTCTTCCGCGTATAATCTTGTTGGCGTGAATAACCATTAATGAGTTCGTCCTGCGTGACCTCTATCTCTGAGCCATCAACTGTGACTCTATAGACGGGTTGCTCTTCTACCTCTTCAACTTCCGTTTCTTCTTCACCATCTTCTTCATCATCAAATTCGAGTTCTTCTTCATCGACAAGCTCTTCGGTATATTCCTCGTCTTGTTCTTCTAATTCATCGATCTCAGGTTCAATGCTTTCAGCTTCCTCTATGACTGCTTCTTCTTGCGTATCCTCTTCAGGGGCTAAGAAACTTTCAAACGCTGAGGTTGCCTTTTGACCTTCGGTTTGTAAAGCAGTCGGTTTTCCGTTATTGCTCATAAAATACTCCTATTTTGTATTTAGGGATATTTTAAACCAATAATGTATAAAAGGGAAAGTTTTAGGCTATGTTACGAATTTTGTTTATGTTGGCTTTTGTGAGTTTGCCTTTCTCAGCCATGATGCGTAA